GTTAAACACGATCACGGACCCTTCGAAATACGAGACGGATCTGATGCCTGAGTTTAGCAACTTTTGCATTAACTCATTCTGGGTGGCTATAAAGGCGAATTTCCCTGTAAAAGGGGGGATCACTGATATTTTCACCCGGGGTGACTTCAGTCCGTTGGAGTTTATGAAAACATTGAGGGCAGTGCCTTTCCTGATTTCCAAATCTGGACCTCAAATTACGCCCGGTAATGCTCCGGGAGGAGTATTATCGACCTCCCCTCTAGGAATCGCTGCGGCGGCGGCCGTGTGGTCAAGGTCAAACCTTTATCCGTGTTTAGAAACATGGTGTAAGATGACTGACAATCACTGGCTGCTCAACCGCATCAATCTCTGGAAGGAAGCGAGCCTTGGCTGGGAAGAGGGCATTGGGATTTCGCCCAATTCCCCAACTGCTCCTTTCGAGCCCAAGGAACAACTCGGTAAATTGGGGTTCAAACAGGAACCCGCAGGGAAGGTACGAGTGTTTGCCATGGTGGATCCGTTGACTCAGTGGTTGTTATCTCCTCTTCACGAGGCGATATTCGACTTACTGAAGCGGATCCCGCAGGATGGTACTTTCAATCAACTTCGACCTATTGAGCGTTTAAATAAGACCTTTATCGGTCCTCTTTATTCGTTTGATTTGTCGTCGGCGACTGATCGTATCCCGCTCGCGTTTCAGAAGATTCTCTTATCCCCCATCTTATCCAGTTGGGGGGCAGAGACTTGGGGGAACCTATTGGTTGGAAGGGAGTATGTTTGCGGTAAGTCCATCAAGTTCAAAGGTCAACCTAAACAGTTGCTCTCTGAAACAGGTGGCGTGCATTATGCTGCCGGACAACCAATGGGAGCCCTGTCTTCCTGGGCCATGCTTGCACTAATACACCATTCAATTGTTCAATGGGCCGCTGTCCGAGCGGGGGTGATTCCCATTGGTTCTTGGTACTCTCATTACGCCATCTTGGGAGATGACGTAGTGATAGGGGGTGCCGATGTAGCTAAGGAGTATCGCGAACTCATGCGTCGATTAGACGTAGGAATTGGCGATCATAAATCCCTTATCTCCCGTGCAGGACGAGCGCTGGAGTTTGCGAAACGAACTTTCTATAAAGGAAAGGACGTTTCAATGATTCCATTCGCAGAGTTCATTATATGCCGTCAGAACCTGATGGCGTGTCTTGAACTTTGTCGAAAGTACTCATTATCTCTCGGCGGACTTTTGTCTGCTTTAGGTTTTGGGTACAAGTCTAAGGGTCGCGTTTCTTCAAGAATAACTACCTTGTCGAAACGGCTCCAGAACTACATCATTGCCTACTACGGTCCCAGTGGCCCTGCGTTCACGGATCTTAAGACATGGATGACAATGAAGTCACTCTCATCGATCTTTCGATCTGCGGACGCCAGGGTTCACGAACTCTGTACGCGGGTTCTTGAACTCGAGAAATCGAGGATTCTTGAACGGCTGGAGTCCTTGCGCGGTTTAATCGACCTCGCTCGGAGCCTAGCAACCGTGTATCGTGATCGTGAACACTATGGAACCATCAAGAGGGACGGAGACACGTCTAGTACTGAGGGCGTTCAACGGTTGGTGATAACCAACCCGGACAACTACCCTTGGTACAATGACGATCTTGGTCTTATACGCCAACAATCGGTAACGCTGAGTACATCCACTATA